TGTATAAGTACCGTCAACTGGATTATTACCAACACCGCCGCCTGCACCGGCGAATCCTGTATTAGCTTCGTTGTACAATGCCTCAACGCGAGTTGTTGTATTAGCACGCTCTGCGTTGTATTGAGAACGCATAGCGAAGATCAAACCGGTTGGGCCAGTCATTGGCTGAACGCCGCAGATGTCATATGCCATTAGGTTAGGCATTGCACGACGTACTAGGCCAATCATGATTGGATCATACTTGTCAATACCGCTTGTTGCGGAAATGTTATTTGCTGGAGCTGCCTCGAACAATGCACTACGCTCTTCACGCAATGAACGCTCTTGGTTCTCTAGCAATACGGATGTGACTGCCTTTTTATAGCTGTCCTTGATCTCTGGAAGATCTGGGTGCTCTAAAATGGCTTGCCATTTTTGTTGTAAATTTTCAGATAAAAACATTTATTTCTCCTTGATGGAATGTCGTAAAATTACGCTCTTTTAATTGATCTTGAAAGTGCTTTAGCATATGTAGAAACTACTGACGAACCATCTGTAAATCCAGTTGGAACATCTGTTTCTTCTGTTAAAGTCTGTTGTGCTTGAACGGATTGCGATACGCTTTCTGTTACTGCATTCTTTGGAAAATAATTATCTTTAATTACAGAAACTTTTTCTCTGTAAAGATCTTCATTTTCAAAGTCAACACCCTCTAATAGTTTGCCCAATTTTGCAGCTTCTGTGTCAGCTAAATCTTTGGACAATTCTTCTACAACTGCTTGACGCTTTAAAGAAGTGACTTCTTTGTTAAGGTCTACGTTGCTGCCAATTGCTTCGTCGAGTTTTGCTTCGAGTTCTGCAGCTTTGGCTTGTAGTTCACCGATTACATCGTATTTCTCTTCAGGCACTTCAATGTAGTGCTCTTTGAATAGTACTTTTAGGCCAGACATAAAGTCTTCAGCAATCTCAGTGCGAAGACCGTTTTCCAAGGCCAATTCATTTTCTTTCATCCAATTCTCAACAACATAGTTGAGATATGAATCAATTTTTTCGACGATACTGTCTTTGTATTCTGCAACGTCTGCGGCATACTTCTCTTCTAGAGATGCTGCGACTTTATCCATTTCTGAATTTACGCGAGCAATAACTGCTGCTTCAAAAATAGATGTTGCTTTAGCTTTGAAATCTTCTGAGAGATCATCGCCAAAAATTGGGGATAAGTCAATTGCTGCAGGAGTTTGAATTTCTTCATCTTCCTCAATTACTTCACCATCAAATTCTTCTTCTTCTCCAACAGGAACATTTCCTGAAGAGTTAGGTTGATTTACTGCTGAAGTTGGATCTCCTACTGTTTGGAAGTTAGGAGCATCTCCAACCGGGGCCTTCATCTTAATGGTAGTTTTATTAACACCTTTAGCTGCAATGGCACCTTGGTTTTGTTCTTCTTCGTCGCGCTCTTCATAACTTGCGTCTTCAGAACTACCTTGTTTTGGTGGGGAGGCATCACCGCCATTAGCTGCTTTGATAGAGGTATCTTTACCTTTAGCTGCACCCATAGCGTCTGCTTCTTCTAGGCTAGATTTCGCATCTACACGCTCTAGCAATTGTTTAATTTTGCTTTCTACTGACATTAGTGTCTCCTAAATGGATTGTTTCAAATTATTTATAAGTTTGATTATCTAGACATTCTAGACATAAACTCTTCAAACATCTTTAGTTTAACAGATTCTAACTGTCCCTTAGATGCGCCCTTTAATGTTTGTTGTGCTCTTTCGATATCAACAGCTTTCCACAGACCATTTTCACATATCCAATCTGCAGACTCATAAATGCCTTGAACAAAAGCATCATGTGCGGAAGGATCTGCTACGATGTCTACAGTTGCAAGATGAAAATCACCCTGAACCTCATTAACACCCTCTTTGTTCATTTTTAGTGAACCCAAACCTCTAGAAGAAACACCAAGTCTCACATCGTTCTCAATCAAATTGCGAGCAATGTTACCCATCGGAGTTTCTAAAATCTTTGCTCTGCCAATTACATTGTTGCCGTCGAAACGAAGGCTTTCAATAAGGTGAGAGACTTTATCCAAATTTAATGTTGGATTTGCTGGGTGACCCAATTCACCCAAGGATCTTTTCTCGTCAATCAATTTCTGATAACGAGTTAATTCTTTTTCCATAATGTCGCGCTTATACAAACGCCCATTACGGTTTGGTTTTTCTACTTGCATAAAGATGCCTTCAATGAAGACATTCTTGCCACCAGACTTTTTATCTTCTATTAGATAATTGAGGTCTTGTGCGACTTCTGTGATTAATCTCATTTTAATTCTCCGTATTAATTAGGTGCGGTCTGTAGATCAGGGCCAATATATCCTGATGTTTTGCCTAATACCAAATATAACGTTGCACCCGACGCAGGTAAAATTACAGTTACATTCGAATTTGCGCCAGTATCGTCTACAAATCCTGCACCTTGATCCAATTCCCAATCCGCCGTACCATATAATATCATTACGTTTGTTGCAACCGTAGCATTAACGCCGCGTTGAATTAAAATAGGAGAAGATGCAGAATCGGTTGTACTATACATAACAGTTTTAATTGTTACATTGGTATTACCAAACCCCTGAAATGTTTCTTCAGGCTGTGTCAAATCCGCACGTAAATCTATGTTAGCTGTTCCGCCACCAATAAATTTAACAACTGCCTGTTGTCTAACATTCTTAAGAATTGATCTTGTTACCGGCATTTTATCCTCTTATTATTTTGCTTTATTATGATACTTTTCAGCAGCGTCTTCAGCACTACTGTGAAATGTGGTATTCGAATCTATTTTATTAGCATAATACTTACCAGTATCTTTATTTTTGTAAATGCTTGCACCTTTTAGGCCCTTAGCATTATATGTATTGCCTTCAAAACTATGTCCTTTAGAATTCTTAACAGTAGGCGTGTGTGTAGCAGGCTCAAATGTGTAGGATGCTTCCTCAATAGTTTTTTCATCAATTCGACGAACTTGGTGTGCATATCCGCCGTATGCGTTATCTTTTTTATCCGCTGCTCGAGTTGCAGTTTTCAAAGAGGTATATTTACCAACAATATCGCCTCTTCTGTTAACAACCTTGTGTGTATATTCTTTATTCGTCTGTTCATCAATTTCAGTTGCCATATAATTTGAAACGGTTAAAATATAATCTTCGGCAAGAGTAATTTTTGATTGAACCCACTCAGGAAGATTATCATTGTCTTTTAACATATCATGTACTTTTTGGGCATTCATAACAATACTTTGTAGTTGACTGCGAGCCATGTCGCCTTCGTAATCATATTCTGTTTTTTCTTTAGCTTCTTTAACTGCTGAATCATGATGCATAGATTTCTGAACTGTCAACTTTTTACCATCACGGTCAACTACTTCTACTGGCATACCTGTATGAATAGTGTGATGTGAAACATTTATCCCATGAATATCACCAGCAACAGAACGATTAGCATGTGTAAGAATATTACCTTCAGCATCCTTTACAACAACTAGCGGATCTTCATGCGTTGTTTTAATTTCTTCAGTAACACTTTTCATACCTTGTTTAGCCAAGTGTTTTGCTACATTTTTAATAGGATTCCCAAATTGATCTTTTCTTTCACCTGTGGGAACATTTGGTTCAAATGGGGGATTATTATTTTCAGCTTTTTTGCGAATGGCCGTTGTTACGCCGCCAATTGCTTTTATGCTTTTAGGAATACCTGTTTGAGTATTGCCTCTAGAAGGACCTGTTGCGACTTTAGTAATATAAGAGTCCAATGTAGATGATTTTAATTCGTCAAGATTTTCTTCAGCAACTCTTTTAGCAGTTGCCGTAGCAATAGCCATCTTTTTAGCCATTGGCATACCTGGATTCTCACGCTCCATAGCCATGGCAATTTCCTCTCGCTTTTTCTTTTCAGCGGGAGTAAGAGTTTTTTCTGTTAAATCTATTCTTAATTGATTAAACTTCTTCATTTTCCTTGCCTATACTGGATGCGATTTCTTGTTTTTTATCATCTAACGCTGTAGATAATTTAAATCCCAAGGCATCGTTAAATCTGTTAACAGCGTCATTCGAGCGATCTGCAAGAATGTCGTCTACCATGTGTCTAATAACTTCTGATGTATCCATAATTTTACTCCGATTGATTATTTATAGGCGGCTGAACTGGTTGGCCGCCGACGCCAATTGTAGGCGGAGGCTCTGCCCCCATCTGACCTTCCATTGTTTCAATTTCTTCATCAGTAAATCGCAATATACTTTTCATAATATATTCTTTACTAAAATATGTCCCTATAAAAGGTTGCATCTGATTTACCAAATCAATACGATTACGTAAATTTTCAGCTTCCTTCATTTCCTCAAAATACTGATCTTGAGCAAATTTATACTGAATATTTTCTTTTAATTCAACCCAATCTTGTTCGGTAATAACACCTGTTAAGATTAATTGTGTTTTTAATATGTCATTAAACAACTGACTAAATTTTTTGCGGAGTCTACCAACAAACTTAGCAAATTTTAATTCGTCACGAGTAATCTCTGTTGCTCTACCAAATGAAATACCTTGTTGAGGTTGCATTCTTGATAAAGGAACGTTCAATGCCTGATATAGTTTATTCTGAAAATAATTAATATCATCAATCTGACCTAGATTTTCACCACCGGGTAATGTGGTAATTTCAGTACCACGACCGCCTTCTCTACGAGGCAACCAAAAGTCTTCAAGCATTGACATAAATTTACGATCATCTCTGATTTCGCCTGTTGCAGAATCATAAACAATCTTGTTACGGTAGCGAGCCATAATATCTTTTAAATATTGCTCTGCTTTTAACTTTGGCAAATTGCCAACGTCAATATAAAATATTCTTCTTTCCGGCGCTCTAGATAATCTATAAATTACCAAAGCATCTTCCATCATTTTTAATTGATTAACTGGTTTAATTGCCTTATGCAAATAACTCAGTACTACATTCTTTTCAGAATCATTCAAGCCAGAAGGAATATAACTAATTGAATCTAAAGAAATCTTTAAACCTTGATTTGCACCAGGAGTAGATGTAGAATAATTAGGTTGATAATTAATTCCTTTTTCATTATAGATGAAAAATTCTTCAATTGATTTAATTAAATCTACACCTGTTTTCTGATCCTTGTCCTTTTTAATTTCGCGAACTTTGCGAATTTTACGAGGATCAATTTGTCTTAATTCTATAATACCCCTTTTAGGGTTCTTTTCATCAATAATCTTTTGATAATAAATTCTGCCATCGACATACCATCTACGGAATATATCAAATCCCTTAATGTTAAATCCAAGTAATCTAATAATTGTGTTAAATTGATCTTGCATTGCCTTTTTAATATTATCAGGTAAATCAACACCTGTTAAATTAAGTTGGACTGGTGCTTCATCGTCAACTGCCGCAATTGCTTCTGTAACAATTTCATCAATTGCTGTAGAACAATCTGCATACATAGATGCTTCACGATATCGAGTAATTAGTTCTGCTTCCGACTTAGCAGTAGCATCCATTTCAAGATATGTGCCAAAATAGCCGCCACCTTGAACTGTTGCTGTACCATCATCAGTAGTAGGCGGCACGAACGATTGTGTTCGTGCCAGCTTGCTCACATCTTCACCACGGGTAATGGTATACCCAAATAAATTAATTGCCATTATTTAAATTCCAAAAATATTATAATATTGCAGACTGACCACTTAGCACATCAAAATGTTGATATTGGAATGTTGCGCCAAATGTCGATAGTTGATCGTTTGCAGAGAAGTCTAATCCTATAGGAGAGATATCCGTTGGGAATGCCCCAACCATACGATATCTTCTTAGATTATTGCCTGATCTGTCTAACTGATTAACAATTAGTGTTGCCTGATACTGTGAAGGATCGGTAACACCGGTTTTAAGAGAATTACTTTCTATTGCATTCATCCATTGCTCTAAACCATCTCTTAATGTAAAATCTGTATCATTAAGAATAGTGCAGGTAAATGGTGCAAATACTTTATCGCCTGCCAATTTAATTTCACGACCTCTGTAATATACAGGAGTAATTCCAATTGATTGGCCTGGTAATTCTGCTACAGTAACTAAAAAACTACTTGATCTTGCATATGCTGCGTTTAATGCGGCGATTGCAGGAGGAAATGTAAACTGAACTTCAAACTGATTGGGGCGTGCGCCACCATTCTTTAGTCTAGTTCTAAATTGATTAATATCGAATGTCGTTGCCATTTATGTTCTCCTTATTAGGCGCCAATTTCTTCAAAAGAAATTCCTGATCTAGCAGCAACAAATGTTAGAGATATAAAGTTAATAGAACGAGCAGGTTTGATATAAATATCAGCTCTGAATTCATTTCTATCAATTACATCACCAGTGTTGTTTGTTTCGTCGCAAATAACTCTAAAGTCTGAAATACCACGACGACCTTGAACATCTCTTAAGAATGGTTCTACTAGATTTTTAAATTGTGCTCTTGTAAATGGATCGTTAAATTCGAATAATTGGAATTTTGATGCTGTTGCAATAGCTTTTTCCAAAACAATAAACAATCTACGAACATTGATTCTATCAAATGCGCTAGGTTTAGCCAACATTGTTTTATCGCCGAATAGAACTGTCCCTTGTCCAGGGAATGCTACAACAGGATTAATACCTGCTTTGTATAGAGTATCTCTATCTGTTTTAGACGGATTAAATGCCAATTTAACAACATTTCTAATTTGACCGCGATTAAATCCACCAGGGCTGAACCAAGATTCTGCTAAGTCGTCGGTTCTTGCACAAATACCTGCAATATCGCCATTTAGAGTAACCCAACGATATTTGTCGTTGTAACGATCATACTGATATTTCCAACCAGAATCCATAATAGCATAACTAGAATTTACGCCGCCAGTTGTTGTAGATGCATTTCTCCAATTTACAACATTTGTTGCCTGTAATGACGGAGAAATATTAACAACTGATTCGTAACTAGGAGATAAGAATATTACACAATCTTTTCTATCTTCTGCAATTGTAAGAGCCGCACTAACAACTGCTGCTGTATTGCTCCAAGGACCCAACGGTATCAAACTAACATCATACAATTCGTCATTTGCGAATAAATTAAATCCAGCAATTACATTACCCGCAGTAACATTTGCTTCGTCGGACACACCTTTTGATAATGAAACAGAAACATTTGTGCTCAAATTAGCAAATGTTTTTCCTGAAACTGTTGTTCCCCAATTTGTGCCGGTTGTTGGATGATCTATAGACCAAACATATTCAGATTGTGTATTAATTATATCTTTATAATAGTTTGAAGATCCATCTGTGTTCTTGGAATCTGATGCCTTTGAAACATACGAATATTTTTCTAAAACAGTATCTCTAACACCCGACCAAGCTCCATCTTCATCTATAACAATAACGTGCAATTCGTCATTAGAACCAGCTAAAGTGCTAGCATAAACAGATGTGCCAGGAGCACTGTTAAATTCAGCTTGATAAGGCCATGCATTACCAGAAAATCCATTATACGCTGCCCACGTATTACCGTCAACCATTGAAACTTTTAATGAATTTCCCAAAGCACCAGGATATTTGGCAGCGAATTCGCCTAACCCATATCCACCACTTGATCTACTAGCAAGAAAATCGTCATAATTTTTAATTACAATTGCTGTTGCATTTGCGTTAGCAATTGCGTTTTTTGAGGTCGCTTCATTCACAACACGAACTAGTTTTAAATTGTTACCATACGTTAAAAAATTTGCTGCAGTAAAAAATGATGTAAAATTTTCATCATTCGGTCCGCCAAAATATTTTACTAAATTATTTTCCGAATCAACGGTGGTAACTTGCCCAACAGGTCCCCATTGGAAGGCGCCAGCAAATGCGCCGGCAGAAGTAGCAACAGAAGGGACTATTGCAGTTAAATCCTTTTCTTGTACTAGTACGCCAGGTGAGAGCTGAAATGCCATCTTATTCTCCTTAAAGATTTACATAGTTATATAACTATTTGATTACTATTTATTT